CATCCTCTCTATGGTGTTCGAGCACTGCCGCTACCACAAGGACATTCACTATGCGAGGACTATGCCGGTGGCTTTCTGCTATTACGAGACATACGGCAGCGTGGGTGCTTTCCTGAATGGTCATTCGCAGTATGGCGACAACAACAGGGCGCACGGCATCCTGTTCACCGACCACTTCTTTCTGCGATTCTGTCAGCGGTTGGGCATCGAAATGCGGTCACGCTGGATGGTGCAACGGTTCTTGGAAATCATACCAGGCATTATGTTCCAGACGACGGGCGAGACCGACCAGTACGGACGGCTGAAGGTTGACTGCCGATTCCCTGCAAGCATCGGTCGCGGTATTATCCGTAAGGACGGGCCGCTGATTGAGGTGCGCACGTATCTGACAGACAAGGAACTGACGCGCAAGCAGCTGAGAGATACGAAGACATTGCGCGAGATTGGCGACCGCCACAACTTCGACCCGCAGGACGTGAAGATGGCAAGGATGCTGAAAGCGGGCGACTTTGCCGAGGCATTCGAGTACGAAATGAACCAGATAGTAGAGATGGGTGCCGACAAAGACGAGGTGTATGCCACGGCGACCATCAGCGTCTATGTTACCCGTGCGCTGTGTGATCTGAACTATGCGGAGCCTACCGACTTTGACTTCTGGAAAAACAGCGGCGAGGCGAACAAGCACGTGCTCATTGAGATTGCTCAGTATTGGCTGAAGCGCAAGCACGTTGACCGCGAGTTTGTCAGCCTGTTTGAACAGATATTCAAGAACGTGGGCATCAAGCAGTACAACGTCATGGAGTTCATCAACTACATCTTTGAGATGATAAAAGAAGACACGAAGAAGTTTGAACAAGAAAAATAAAGATTATGGAATTACAAGGAAGAATTAGAGCTATCATGCCAGCACGGAGCGGCGTGAGTCAGGCCACAGGAAATTCATGGATGTCGCAGGAATACGTGCTGGACTATTTCTGGTGGCCTAACCAGCAGAACGCATCTCAGATGGTGTTCAGGGTATTCGGTGAGGAAAGAATCAGAAACTTTGACCTGCATGTAAATGACGAAGTGAAGATTACTTTCCACGTAGAAGCGCATGAGTACGACGGTCGTTGGTTTAATGAGATACAGTGTACCAACTGCCAGAAAGTAGGTGCGAGTGCTCAACAGACGGCATCCAATATTCAGCAGGATGGAGGAACGGGTGTTGCACCTGCGGCAGCAGAACCAGGCACAGCAGCGACACACACACCTATTATGAATATAGAAGGTAAGGACGATGACTTACCATTCTAACCAATTTTTCAACGAGTGGCATCCTATCGGGTGCCACTTATCCTTAACTCAAAGGAACTATGAGCGACGAGAACAACAACCAAACTCTGGACCTACGAACAGCTGAGCAAATCAGATGGGACACGCTACGACCGTATCTGCTTGATCCACGAGAGGATTATCCTGAGCCATATCATATTCTCGAATATAACGGCGTCCCGTTTTCGAAGATTGGAGGCTTAGGAGCCATCACGGGACAGAAGAAAAATGGAAAGTCATTTGTGCTGACTCAACTGATGACTGCAATCCTCGGAAACGGAACGGAGCGTGCCAGACAATATCTGCCAGGACTGACGGTACCAGAAAGAACCATCGAGTATCTGCGAAGCATTCGTGGCAAAGACGACTATCTACCAAAAGTGCTCTACATAGACACCGAGATGGAAAAGCTGTCAAGCGCAAAGGTACTGCGTCGCGTCCACTGGCTATGCGACTGGCCGATGAAGTACCCCAACGAGCGATTCTCCGTGCTGTGGCTGAAGAATATGCCACCAGACGATACGGTGAGAGCCTATCAGAAACGATACGACCTCATTCGAATGGCTATTGATGCCATCAACCCTGACGTAGTGTTTATTGACGGAATCCGCGACCTTTTGAGCAGTATCAATGACGAGGACCAGGGTACGAAGATACTTGGAGAGCTTGGAAGCATGGCAGAAGACAGGCAGATGTCTATCTGGAATGCGCTGCACCAAAACCCAAGCCGCAAGAACGATGACGACGACGCAAAGATGCGTGGTTGGATTGGTACTGAGTTGGGAAACAAGGTGAGCGATACGCTGGTGAGCATTAAGTCAAAAACTGCCAACGGCGTAACATTCACGGTCAAACAGCAAGATGCTCGAGACAAAGACCTTGACGACTGGAAGTTTGAAGTAACAGACGACGCCGGAAACCTTGGTGTTCCACGTATCATCAACAGCGGTGCCAATCTCCCAAGCAAGTCGAAGGAACAAGTAACGTGCGACGACACCTCGCTGATTCGTGAATGGATAGAACAGGCGAAGGGCATGTACGAATGGCCAATGGACCGTCAGACCATCAAGAAGACGGTATTATGCGAGATTGGTGGAGTGAAGAACAAGGACAAGCAACAGGCCGACCTGATGGCAGCAATCAACTTGCACTATCTGGAAGAATCGACGCTGAAGAAAAATGGCTATCCAATGCTCCAACCACCTGAAGACTTACCCTTCTAAAAACGGTGACCCCATCCCATTGTATCCCTAAAGGGATACAGAACCGTGACCCAATGGCGGTGCGTAGGGTGCGAGACCCATGCCCGCCTATGGCGTGGCGGGCGGGTCACGAACCCCACACACGCGCCGCACGCGCATGCGTTTGGCTTTTCAATAACTGCTTTCAAGGACTATGGCTAAAATCGAGAAATACATCATCGAGCGCATTCTGGACACGGCGAAGATTGAGGAGGTCGTAGGTGACTTCTTGACGCTGAAAAAGAAGGGCGTGCGCTACCTTGGGCTATGCCCGTTCCACGATGACCGTCACCTCGGTTCGTTCGTGGTATATCCCAAGGGCAACTGCTTCAAGTGCTTCAAGTGTGACGCAAAGGGCGGAGTCGTTGACTTCTTGATGAAGCATGAGAACCTATCCTACCCCGACGCAATCAGATGGCTCGGTAAGAAATACTCAATCGAAACGGACATGACAGAATTCAACTACACACCACCACCACCACGACCGGCACCGCCTCCATTGCCAATGTTGGTACTACCTGATGCTATGGTCAAGGCACGCACGAAAGGTATCGACGACAATATCCTGGTGCGTTGGCTTCGTATGGGCATCAACTGGGACACCATTCAGCGCAAGCGCATAGACGAGATGCTGACAGCCTACCGCATTGGCCATTCACCTAAGAATGGCATGACCATCTTCTGGCAGATAGACACCGATGGCAATGTGAGGACGGGAAAGATGATGCTTTACAAAATGGACGGCCACCGCGACAAGCGCGAGGGTGCATACACCTTTGACTGGATTCACTCGGCACTATTCCGCGACAAGCGACATCCTGAGTATGACGAAGACAAGCAGGAGATGAGACAGTGCTACTTCGGCATGCACCTACTGGATGCCTACAAGGTGAAGAACGTGGAGCAGTCGGTTTGCATTGTGGAGTCAGAGAAAACGGCAGTCATCATGGCAGCGGCCTACGGCAACAACGCCAAGCAGGTGTGGATGGCGTGCGGAGGGATGGAGAACCTGAACCGCGACAAGTTGGCTCCCATCATCGAGCAAGGCCGTCGCATCATACTCTATCCCGATCGTGATGGCGTGGAGAAGTGGCGACAGAAGGCACAGCAACTCGACTACCCTCGCGTGGTGGTCGATGCAACGCCCGTTCAAGCATGGTGGAAACCCTGTGACGGCGAAAAGGCGGACATCGCCGACGTGGTGGTGCGAATACTGAATGAGCGCAAGCCCATGACTACTATCGAACAAGTGAAAGCGGAGATGCCCACAGCAACCCCGCTGATTGACAAACTGAATCTAACTATTGAAAAATCATAATGGAAGACTACATCCAGTACAAAAACATGACATACGACCAGCGACGCGCATACCATAATCAGAAGAATAGAGAGTATCGTGCAAAGCTGAAGGCTCTCGGATACAAGAGTGTGAACGGGAAGTATATACCTAAAAAATAATACAATGGCAGGAGATAACAATCAAGGCTTTGAGCCCAAAGGCACAAAGATTAGTCCGGCAATGGCTGTGGTATGGGATGCGGTATGCGAGGCCCTCGGTACCAACACCTACGACCTCATTCAGCAGTTCATCTACGCTATGATTCGCGCGTCTTCTCAGCAACACGAGAAGTCGCCGGAGATACAGAGGCTACTCGACATGCTCGACTTAGACCCAGGGTGGCAGAATACCATCAACCTGTGCGCCCCGAACGGCAA